TTAGAATTTATAGGCCACACCAACACGAAAATCATTAGTTTTGTAATCAAGCTCCAATTTCTCCTTAGCAAATTTCTGCTTACCAAAATCTGAGTAACGATATTCCGCACGCAAAACAACGTTATCGGCCATCGCAAAATCAATACCACCGCCAAGGGTATAACCTACCATCATTTTTGTTTTATCTGATAAATCAAGAGAGCTTATTTTCTTACCCGCTACTTCAAATGACTGTGAAAAGATATCTTGAAGTTGCGCATAAGTAACACCACCAGCGATATAAGGCATAATACGATCAGCTACAAAACCTATACGCATTCGTGTAGCACCAGACCATTTTTGTCTTAAAGTATGACTATAAACTTCAATGGGTCTCTCTATTTCTGCCTCACTTGAAATCGTCTCTGCCCCACCACCATGAGATGATCTCCTTCCAAATGGTGATCCTCCTACAGTTTGTTTTGACCTTCTTGTACGCCCTCCTCCTTCCTCTCCCTGCCCATTCTGATCACGAACACTATCATAGACCTCATAGAGCATATTACTTCCTTCCCGTTGAAGAGGAACTTCATTTGTCGCTTGTTCTTGTAGAGGAACTATCTCCATATTTGGTATTTCGGGTCGTTGTAGAGAAGTCTCATTTACTTCTGACCGTCGTAGAGGAACCTCACTTACTTCTTGTCCTTGTAGATACACTACATCCATTTCTGGGATTTCACGCTCTCTTTTATCAATAACTTTTGTATCTTGTTTATTAGACCACACTATATCCGTGTCAACACCTAGAACAAAACTATTCCCGAGGCTAACATTGGCTCCCGCATAAAGACCTCCCATAAAACCAGAAAGTTGAGGCAATGCATCTTTCCCAACTGGTGCCCATTCTCTACTAGACCCTTGTTTAGCGTATAGACTCCGATCACTTTTACTCGAAAAACCACCAATCTGGCCTCCAAGATAAAAACCATCCCAAGAGAAAATAGGTGCAGCAACAACTGGTGAAACAACAGAACTCGCTTCAACAGGTGCAACAACTGGTCTTGACTCTCGAGGAATTCTAATATCTGCTGCTTGTGTCATAGAAGCTGTAAACAGGGTGAAAATAGACGTACTAACTAAATATTTCGTATTCATAAACACCTCCAGAGATAACTTTTAAAACACATAATGGATATTATTCGCACATTTTTTCAAAAGAAGCTACAATAAAAATGATGCAATCATAAAAAAGTGAACTTTGTAGAATTAAAAAACAATTTGGTGTTTATTTTATTATCCGTGATAATGACCAGCCTATTAACAGCTCAATTCTATTTTGTGTGTTTTCCTTCATAAGTAGCAAAGTTTATTCAAACCTAGAATAGTAAGCTTTCAATAACGAATCCAAAATCTTAGAGGATTTGGAATTTCCAAAATCTATTAGAATTGCCACAATTTAACAGTGTTTAGAATTTCATTTTGACGTTTTTATTAAGCCTTTTCCATTACCCTTATAATGTTAATTAGAATTTTATAGTCCTCTTCTTCAAAATTTTTATAATTCTGCACAACAGGATATAGAAAACCAAAATAGGTCATCCATAAATCGGATAAAATTAATAACATTCTTCACTGTAATTTCCGTGGATTGACTCTTTTAAAGCACACTAACTTTTTTATCATGATTTGTTGTAACAGAAATAATTTGACTGTTTTTTGTGCTATTTTATTAGGTTTTTAATCATAAAGATTGGACAATCTATAAAACCTTTTTTTGATTTTATCCTAATTGATTTTGGAGAGCGCTTTTATAAGCCTTATTATTTGCATATAAAGCAGTCACATTAATTTTTTATTGTATTCCAATATTTTCGTACTTCAGTACAAAACAACAGGTTATCGGACTATTTAAAAACTTATCATATTACGTTAGAGTGAGTATTGTTTTGCACTCTCTTTAACTTTATTAGATATTCAAGTAGCTTATCATTATTTCAAAATTAAATCGTCAATATATAAAGCTATATGAAGTGTTATTTGGCAATTCATTCTCTTTCAATAAAAACAAACAAGTTTTTCTGCCTTTCTTATTATTTTTTATTATAAAAAGCTTTTTGCCACATCTCTCAACAGTGAGGGTATAATCCTTAAAAAGGTATCTCTTTAAAGTTATAGGAAACTCAAACCAGCGCGCCAGTGTTTTATGATTAGAATAGTAACAGCAACTTTGATTTATCCTATCAATGCAATTTAAAAACAATTCGTACAAGGAGCAAAAATACAATTTCATGAACCACGATTGTAGTCCACATACTAATCAACACCAAGGTTAAGCGCATTTTTTTGTAAAACTAAACAAAGCATAAACACAAATTTTAATGCAACCCCTTCTTATATGAAAGATTATTCTTAAGTGTTCTTACCTAATTTTCGTAAAAATAAAGAGTTCATAAAATATATTAATGATAGCAATAAATATGTCACAAGATCAAAATCAGCTCAAACATGCTTAGCTTTCAGCGTATTAAGGCGATCATTGGTAATTGGATATTTAAAAGGTACTTTTTGCACCATACTCAAATAGAACCAGTCAAAGTAGAGCAAAAAGAGATACTGGCTTTCACATCAAAGAAAAATGCAGAGCAAATGAAAACTTTAGGTAAAATTATACAAGCCGTAATGAACCGTAACAAGTAGATTAAAGAAGAATGGGGGGGGAGGTGACGTTGATAAGGTGGGTTAAAAGTATCAATTAAAGAAAAAATCTATATATTACAATATGCTAAAAATAAAAAATGGTGCCGCATGCCAGCGAATCAGTCCTTAGCAAGTAGAATCCAATCACATAAAAACGCACAAAGACGTGTTGCTGTATATAGCTTTTTATGATTCAGTAAGAAAATTAATGATTAAAGGAAGAATCTGATATCAAAAATTAAAGGTGGTCGAAAAGGTGGTCGAAAAGGAGGGGTAAATGAGGGCGATTCATAGGTTATCAGCATCGTTTGTAAAGACGTCTCCTCAGGGTAAACATTGTGATGGAGCAGGCTTGTGGTTAAATGTTCGAAAAGACAATACACGCACTTGGTTTTTTCGTTATACATACCGCAATAAACGCCGTGAAATGGAGTTTGGTCCTGTTACAAAAACTTCTTTAAAGGAAGCACGCGAACTTGCTAAACATTATAGCGATATTCTTAAAAGTGGCAACGATCCTATTGTGTTTCGAGAACAAAGCATTTTAAGGCAGCAAAGCAATGTTTTTCAAGAAATTGCTCAAGAGGCTTTTGAAAGTAAAAAAGCTGAATTAAAAAATGAAGGCAAAAATGGTCGTTGGTTTTCTCCACTAGAGTTACACGTTATTCTACATATAGGTAATCTTCCTATAGAAAAATTAACAGCGAATATTATTCGTAATGTTCTTGCTCCACTTTGGCATAAAAAAGGAGATACAGCGCAAAAAGCACTGAACCGTATCAATATTTGCTTAAAATATGCCGCCGCTCTTGGCTTGGATGTTGATTTACAAGCTTGTATGAAAGCACGCATCCTTTTAGGAAAATCACGTGCTATATCAACAAATATTCCCGCTATGCCATGGCGGGAAGTTCCAGCTTTTTATCAATCCTTAAATAATGACCTCCTTTCAAATTTAGCACTGAAATTGCTAATTTTGACTGGAGTACGGTCATATCCCTTGCGATATTTACGTCTTGAGCAAATTGATAAAAATATATGGACGATACCAAAAGAAAATATGAAGGGTATTGTAGGAAAAGTTTCAGACTTTCGCGTACCGCTAAGTAATGAAGCTTTGAGAGTCATTGAAAAAGCTCTTTCTTTTGAAAAAAATGGTTTCTTATTTTCTGGTCTTAAAGGCACCCCAATTTCTGATGCAAGCATGGCAAAACATATGAAATTTTGTGGTTTAAAGTATCGTCCTCATGGTTTCCGCTCAAGCTTACGGGATTGGATAGCAGAAACAACATCAACACCATTTGAGATTGCAGAAACGGTTCTTGCTCATTCAGTTGGTAGTTCAGTGACAAAAGCTTACATGCGAACAGATTTTTTAGAACAACGACATGCTCTCTTAGAACAGTGGGCTACATTTATATCAGGAACGACTTGACACAATTAAGAGAATACGTTTATACACGGGCCAGGTGCTTAAGAAACACTGAATCGATAGCGGATTGGTTACCGAAATAATCAGTTCTCCGCGTTTTAAAGACTTTGACTCATTGTATGCGTGTAGCGTATAGTGACCTCGTCGGGTGTAGTTATGCGATACAATACTCTTTATGGGGAAAGCATAACGACGGACTATCGACCGTGTTTCTTAACACCCGGCGCTCTTTTTTGAGTGTCATTAAGAAACCTTTAATCGATAGGAGTTCATCATGAACAATCTTATAGAGATTAAAAAACAAGTGATTGATCAGGAAACTGTTCAGATGGTCAACGCACGTGAGTTGCATGTGTTTTTGGAAGTTGGTAAAAAGTTTGCAGATTGGATTTACTGAACGTATTAATCAATATGAATTCATTGAAAACCAGGATTATATAGTTTTCCCCAATTTTGGGGAAAACCTCCAAAGTAGCTGTTCTTCTAAGGATTATGCTCTCACCTTAAGTGTAGCAAAAGAGCTATCTATGGTTAAGAATAATAAAAAAGTAGTAGTGAATTTTTCGTTTGACAACATAGTAAGAATACGTCTATACGCAAATCAGGTGCCTAACAAACACCTTAAGCAAACAGCGGATAGATTGCCGACACAATCTTTTTTCTGCACATTAAAGACTTTGACTCGTTGTATGCGTGTGGCGTATAGTGATCCTGTCGGGTGTGGTTATGCGATACAATACCCTTTATGGGGAAAGCATAACGACGGACTGTTTGCCGTGTTTGTTAGCACCCGGCGCCCTTTTGGGTGTCATTAACAAACCTTTAACAAACAGGAGTTCATCATGAACAATCTTATAGAGATAAAAAAACAAGTGATTGATCAGGAAACTGTTCAGACAGTAAATGCACGCGACTTACATACTTTTTTAGAAGTAGGAAAAGATTTTTCTACTTGGATTACAAACCGCATTAATCAATATCAATTTGAAGAAAACAGGGACTTTATAGTTTTTCCCAATTTGAGGAAAAACCCTCAAGGTGGTCGCCCTTTTAAGGATTATGTTCTCACCTTAGACATGGCGAAAGAGTTATCCATGGTTGAACGTAATGATAAAGGACGTCAAGCCCGTCGATATTTTATTGAATATGAAAAAAAATTAAACGGTCAATCACAATTTGATCGTGAACTGTTTTCTCGTGATTTATTTAAATCGCCCTCAGGTATTGGCAAAGTTTTAGGAGTAATTGCAAAACGCCTGTCAGATGTAAATGATCTTGAAGATGAGCTTGAACATTACAAATCAGTTACAACAGAAGCCAAGCGTGTTTTAGAAAGCCCTGTTGCAAAGGCTGCCTAATTTAAAGGAATATAACCATACCTTTCCCCTGTAAAATGGGGAGAGGTTAAGTCTTATATTTGTATTGCAGAGCAATTTACCTACATTGCTGAATAGAGAAATATCATGTCCATGAAACAAAAGAAAACTAAAGCGCGTTTACCACGTGGGTTTGTTGATTGCACGGGTGTAGAGTTACAAGCACTTGAAGCAATGACGGCTCAAATACGTGAAGTTTATGAGCTTTACGGTTTTGAAGCACTTGAAACACCGATTTTTGAATATACAGATGCACTTGGAAAGTTTTTACCTGACGTAGATCGCCCGAATGCAGGCGTTTTTTCTTTACAAGATGATGATGAACAGTGGATGTCTTTGCGCTATGACCTTACAGCGCCTCTTGCTCGTTATGTTGCGGAGAATTTTGAAGTCTTACCAAAACCTTATCGTAGTTACCGTTTAGGACATGTTTTTCGTAATGAAAAATCAGGGCCAGGACGCTTTCGTCAGTTTATGCAGTTAGATGCTGATATTGTGGGAGCACCAACAGTGGCTGCTGATGCAGAAGTCTGTATGATGGCAGCGGATAGTTTAGAAAAATTAGAGTTTAAGTGTGATGAATATGTCATTCGTCTGAGTAATCGGAAAATTTTAGATGGTGTTTTGGAAAATATTGGTTTGGGGGAAGATGAACAGTCAGACAAACGCTTAATTGTTTTCAGAGCTATAGATAAACTCGATCGACTTGGTCTTGAAGGTGTACGTTTGCTTGTAGGAGATGGCCGTTTGGATGAAAGCGGTGATTTTACGAAAGGAGCGGGACTGACTAATGACCAGATTGAGTGTATTCTTAGTTTGTTGCGTGCGAGAGACGAAACTGCAGAGGAAACGATTAATAATCTCAAAAACATAGTTGACCGTAATGTTTGTGGACTTGAAGGAATTCGTGAACTTGAAGAAATGCAAGAAGTTTTTGACGCTAATGGTTATAAGGATTGCATGAGAATTGATCCATCAGTTGTGCGAGGGTTAGACTATTACACAGGGCCTGTTTTTGAAGCTGAATTGCGTAATAAGCTTACCTTTGGATCTATTGGTGGGGGTGGGCGTTATGATGGTCTGATTGCACGCTTTCGCAATGACAATGTCCCCGCGACAGGTTTTTCAATTGGTGTGTCACGTTTAATGACGGCTTTGCAAAGCTACGAAACATTGCGTGTGAGAGAGAAGACAGGTCCGGTTGTTGTGTTGATGATGGATCAAGAGACAGACAGTGTTTTGCGTTATCAGAACATGGTGAAGCAATTGCGCAATGCGGGTATTTGTTCTGAAGTATATTTAGGAACGTCGGGTATTAAAGCACAAATGAAATATGCAGATCGACGCCGTGCACCTTGTGTGGTGATTCAAGGGTCACAAGAGCGCGATCGTGGAGAGGTCCAGATTAAAGATTTGGTAGAAGGTATGCGTTTAGCCAATGAAATTAAAGATAATCAAACATGGCGTGAAAGTCGCCCAGCACAAATAACCGTTAAAGAAAATCAATTAATTCAAGCAGTGAAGGATATTTTGAAAAAATAAAAACAGCACATTCATTTATCAAATATGTTTTATTTGATAATTCCACTGAGGTAATTTTGAGAGAGCAAGTGCAATTTGCCCCCTATGACACATGGATACATTTTCTTCAAAACAAGTAATTGCAATGCGTTTTCTGTCTAAGAACAGCTGATATAATTTATCTATTGCAAGATGATTATCTTTAAGGGTTGTATTGTTATAATCTTGAAAAAGACGCTCATAATCTTTTTGCGTTTTCAACTCTTGACGCTTTTCAGAAATAATACCCAACTCTGGAATATGCCTATATTCAATACCCAATGCATTTACGATTTGAGATAATTGTGTTTTAGAAAACCCATATTTGCGACTTAGCGGGTTTTTGCGAACGTCACACAAAGTTTTGATATTATTTTTGATAAGACGATTAAGATAATTTTCAAAAGACTGTCCTTCATATCCAATGGTGAAGAAACAAAAAGTCTCATTCTTTGATTGAAATGTATCAATTGTTTCTAAATCTTTTTTCTCCATAAGGTTATTTGCTATACAACTGTTGATGGCAAAATATGGATAGTTTTTGTAGACATACCGAATAAGTTCATCACCTTTGAGATTGCAAAATTTTTCAACAAATGAAGAAATTTTCTTTTGTGTAGCAAATTCAATATCAGAACTATAATCACTCTTCATTGATGTAAGCTGCCAATCATTTTCGTTTGTAAGCATACCTAATTTTATAAGCTTGTGTTTGTCCGCATAAGATTGAAAAGAGAAACATCCATATTTGTAAGGCACAAACTCATAACTTTGTTTTTCTTCCCATTGCGTAAATAAAAATAAGTACTTTTGAAAATCTATACTTGAAAGGCGTCCTCCAAATGCTTGAAGTAAAGCTAACAATAGTTTTTGCCGTTTGAATAGAGTCTTGCCTTTTATTGTTTTCATAGTGTTATTTCTGTGTCTGATTGACGTAGATAAATTTGAAAAAATTGCTCAAATTTCAACAAATGCGCTGGTCTATAATTTGCTTAGAACCAACCCAATGAAATTATATCACAAAACAGCATTTATGCACTGATAAATCAACAATAAAATGTTTATTTTCAGTTATTTATGTCATTTTTTCTTTGGAAAAATGTACTATATATGCTATAGTAAAAGTAGCTTTTCATATCCGTATTTCGTTTCAATTATTTTCCTTAGAAAAGATATCAAACATGCTTAATAAAGTAACTTTAATTGGCTATCTGGGTGCTGATCCAGAAAGCAGAACAATGCCATCTGGAGTAGAAGTGGCGAATTTTCGTATAGGCACTTCTCAAAGATATATAGATAAAACAACAGGTGAAAAAGTAGAGAAAACAGAATGGCATTCTGTTGTGATTTTTAATCCACATCTTGCAAAGGTTGCGCTTCAGTATCTGGGCAAAGGTTCCAAGGTTTATATTGAAGGTCAATTACAGACGCGTAAATGGCAAGATAAAAGTGGGCAAACACACTACACAACAGAAATTGTCTTGCCGCAATATAGGGGTGAATTAAAGATCCTTGATAGTGCTCAAAAGTCTGATTCTGACATGGCTACTCAAGAGCAAGCGGTGGCATGGGAGAATAGTAGGCAGGAGCAATATTTAGAAACGACTTTGAATGACAGAATCCCGTTTTAATCAGGAAAATTAATTTATGAAGAAACGCAAAAAAAGGGGAAGACCTAGAATAGAAGGTCAAATAAGAGAACCCAATGGACGTATTTCACGTGCAAAAAAGCCTCGTGAGCCTGTTGATCAATTAACTCTTGAAATGCGTGCAAAACGTTATGGGGTGAGTATTCAAGATGCGAAAAACCCACTTATGGGTACTTATGTAGGGCGGTTATATTTATTGGAAAAAAAGATTAATCAAGATCAGTATGATGCGTCACAGCAATATATTCAAGTGCTAAACAATTATCGGTGTGCGAAACAATTGCCGGGTGCGGTTTATGATGGAATCACTACTAATCACGATCAAGAAAGTCTTGAAAAATGGATTGAAGTAGCAACTGATCGCTATAAAGCGATGCAAGAGGTTATCAGAGAAACACAGAGACTGCATCGTCGGTACAATCTTCATGCTGCATTAGAGCATCTGGTTATTGAAGATCAACAACTGCCACATCTTGTCAACTCTTTACGCATGGCTCTGAATGCTCTTCAGAAATACTGCCCGGAAAAAAAACCTTGTAAACTTTAAGCAGCATCTTGAATATCAATAGTAACTGATTTTCCGAGAGTAAGGAGAACGGATTCTAAAGTATCTAGTTTTGTTTCATGATTTAGGTCTAACAATCGATCGATTTGTATAGGGTGAAGTTGCAAAAGACGCACGAGATCGGCTTTACGCAAATTTTTTTCGACCATGGCATTATGGATTGCAATTTTTAAAGTGATCAATGAAGATACTTCAATAAAAGGGTAAGCAATATCATGAGTTCCAAAAGGGATGGTTTCACGGTCTTGAAAACGCCCTTCAATAACTGTTAAAAGTGCATTTTTAGCGTGTTCTAAAGCTTCTTTTTCATTGTTTCCATAAGTGATGAACTCTTGAAAGTCTTTAGCAATAACAATAAGGGTATCATTATTATCTTTAATGAATTTAATGGCATATTTCATTTTTACGTTCCTTTCATTGAGGTTATGATTTATTTCAAATCAAGATCTTTGAGGATCTTTTGAACCAATCCTGTCCCTAATTCCTTTCGCGCACCATGCATAGGCAAAACAGATTTTTTGGAACCGCGTTTTACAATTAAATGACCGCCTTTTCCTGGGATGAAACTACAGCCTTGTTTTGTGAGATATCTTTTCAATTCTTGACTATTCATAATAATAGAATAATATCTAAAATGTTTCAATACAACATAAATGTTGTTTTATACATTAAAAAATTATATTTATTTGAGGCAAGATTGTGCGTTAAGTTCGCAAATTAAGTACAGTTAATACTGCACGTCATATGACCATTTACACTTAACAAATACCATATTTAGGTTGATTGAAATAAAAAATACCAGATTATGATTTTTTTAGTTGACATGGGGATATAAATAGTATTTAATAACGTTACTGTACTAGTTTTGTTGCGCCCAAAATTACAGATTTATGTAAGTTTTTCTTTTGAATGTTGTTGTTAAAAGCCCTGTGAATGCAGGGTTTTTTATTAAACAACTCAAACTTCGTCATTATTAAATCTACTATTTACTGGCCTCACTCCTCCCCTCCTGAGAGTGAGGTTTTTTTATATTTCAATTTCTCCAAAGGAATAATCATGGAAAAAGTACAAGTGGTCATCACAAGACCTATGTGTGTTCTTGGTGATAACAAAGCCACCGTTCGTTTTGAGCCTCCCACAAAAAGTAAACCATTCGTTGAGGTTTCTTATCAGGTTTATGATCGCCTTAAACGCGCTGGTGCTGTCAAGCTTTATCAACAATGGCTAGCACAAAATGTTAATGAAAAACCTAAACCTAATGAGCAAGAAGTTTCTGTAGATGTAAACACTCAAGAGGTTCCACAGGTCGTTGAGCAGATTACACAAACGTCTATAGAGTCTGACAAACAATCTCAAAAAGAGCTTAATGAGCAAGAAAACCCTGTAGATGTAGACATTCAAGAGGTTACACAGATCGTTAAAGAAGTTGAACAAACTGTCGATGAAAAACTAGGGCTTAATGAGCAAGAAGTCCCTGTAGATGTAGACACTCAAGATGTTGAGCAAACATCAGTAGAATCTAGTGAACAGTCTGCAAAAGCAAAAACTTCTAAATCCTCGACGCGTACGACGACAAAGAAAGCTTAAACTGTGAAGTCAAATAGCCATGCAAAGCAAGTTGAGCGCTTTGCTGAAACTGTTAAAAATTATATCACGCGCTTAACAAGCATTTTAGCCGAACCAGATACTGAAGTTAGGCAGGCCTTTGACAGTTTTTTAGCAAAATTGCGTGATGATTTAAATAACACAACCACAGAGGGCGATGCGATTGAAATGCTTGCACAGCATATTATCATGCTTCCTGTGTTTAAAGTGTTGTTTGAAGAATACCAGTTTACTCGTGAAAATCCTGTGTCACCTGCTATACAGCGTGTACTTGACGCGCTTAAAGAAGCTAACTTTGAGCAAAAATCTAAAGATCTTGAAAGCTTTTACGCTGGTGTAAAATTACGGGCCAGTGGACTTACCGATCCACAAGAAAAGCAAAAATTGATTTTAGAGATTTATGAAAAGTTTTTCCGTTATGCATTTCCACTCACTGCTCAAAAACTGGGTATTGTCTACACTCCTATTGAGGTTGTAGATTTTATTATTCACTCAGTCAATGAGGTATTACAAACTGAATTTGGCAAAACACTTGGTTCACCTGGTGTTAAGATTATGGACCCGTTTACGGGAACGGGAACTTTTATCACACCGCTTTTACAATCTGGACTGATTAAAAAAGAGGAGATGGAATATAAATTCCGTCATGAAATCTATGCCAATGAAATAGTACCGTTAGCATACTATATCGCGGGCATTAATATTGAAGCCACATATCATAGCATTATGGGTGGAGATTATGTGCCATTTGAAGGGATTTGTTTAACCGATACATTCCAGCTTTATGAGCAGGGAAAAGATCAGATGAGTGATTTGCATGAAGCAAAACAATAAATGTCAGTCACGTCAGGAAAAACGAGATATTCGTGTCATTATTGGTAATCCTGCTTACCCCTTAGAATTGTTTCAACGGGTAATTACTGTAAGTCTAGAAACAATGAAAATTGTTCGTCATCTTCCAAAATTGGAAATGAGAGAAATTGAAGATACTCAAAAAACTATACACTAAAAAGGATTAGGTTTTGGGGTTAAAGATCCATGCCAAGTGGTATCTGCAACAGGCAGAAAATACTTTTACAAGTCTTCAAGCCCCACGTCTTCATTGGGCATTGCGTAATGCGATTAACACCACAGCAAAGCAGGTTGAACGTTTTGCAGAAAAGAAAGTTGCAGAAGATGCTTCAATTCCACCAAAGCGCGTTAAGAAAGGTGTCTACATTAGCGGCAAAGCCACAGCTAAATTTCTTGAAGCGGATATCATTGGTTCAGCTTCACCATTGCCTCTTAAGATTTTTAAGGCAAGGGAAACGAAACGTGGTGTGATTTATAAAATCTTTGGCAAAAAAGAAGTCATGCCCCATGGTTTTATCCGAGGTGGGAAATTTCCAGAGCGTGTCAATCTAAAGATGGGAGGACACGTCTTTACAAGAACCTCTGGAGATAGGTTCCCCATTGCAAAACAAGATGGCACCTCGATTGCTTATGTCATGTCTAAACCAAAGGTCTCAAGTTCTATTGAACACCATGCACGTGAGAGGCTAACCAAAAACATCCAGAGCCAAATTGCTCGGCAAGAATATATGGTCAATCAAAAGGCCCCACGCTCTTAAACCATACCAATTACATACAAAGCATATGATGATTTTAATGTTTCAAACCAAATTATCGAGAGAAAAGTTTTTAAAAGGTACTTTCCAGTGGGGTAGGTGTGTTGCGGGGCAATCAAGCGCGACATATCGCTAGCGACAGAATTTTTAAATAACTGTACATTGTACACATAACTTATTGATAAGTAACAATTTATATGTGTGCATTGTACAATGTTTCTATTTTATAACGGGATAGTTTCTAAGCCATTTGTTTAAATTTATCTATTTTAGCAAATTCGTCAGCTTTTTCAGTTTGTAGTACATTAACATCGTAAGCAGCTTGCATGTTAAGCTGAGAAGATGTCAATCACGATAACTTTTCTGTAAATCTTGCTCAATAAGATGCCGGACATAACGTGTATAAGGGACAGCTTTGTTTTTAGCTTTTTCCTTTAAAGCGCTCATAAGTACTTGAGGTAAACGAATATTAATAGAAGCTTCTTTAGGTAGAAATTCAAAATGAACAGGTTTAAAGCCACTTAAATCATACTCTGTGAGATCTGCAGTATCTACAAAGTTTTCTGCTTCTTCATCTGTTTTAAAAACAGGCATCTGTTTCAACTTAGAGGTTTTCATAAAAATCAATTTCCTTTTGATGCATATAGCGAGCACTAATTGGGCGCACGAATAATTTATTGTTCATTGTTCTTAGGGTAAAAACTAAAAAAATGTATCGCTCATTATAGCTTTTCCCGATAGCTCTCAACCGTTCTTCTTTAACATTTGGATCATCTTTAATAACTAGATGACCATGACCGGAGAATAGATACTCAATTTCTTTTTTAGAAACTCCATGTTTAGCACATTTAGGCCAATTACCTTCGTCCCAGTTTATGCCGCATATCTTAATGTTTTTCATAACATATGTATATCAAAATGTATCTACAAATACAATAAGATTTTCAAAAAAATATTCAATCACGGTAAAACATGAATAAAAAGAATAGAGAAGGAATATCGGCTCGAGCGTTTGCGAAGAAGATGGGCGTTTATCCTAATGCGGTTATTGCCCGTTTTAAGACGGGGAAGTTTGATGAAGCGCTTTATGATGACGGTTCTATCAATGAAAAATTAGCAACAGCTTTATGGAATGAGAATCCCACCAAGCAAGCCTATATTGTAGGCGATGATGGAAAGCCTCGCACAAAGACAAAGCAGGCTTCTATAGAAGGGGCTAATGAACACAAGATAAAACTCCAGAGAATGCAAATTGCACTTGAAAGTGAAACGATTGATCTTGAGCAGAAAAAAGAAACAACACTTGACCGTGAAAAAGTAAGGAGGGAAGCACGTAATTTTGGAAGAGCTTATCGTGATATCATGCTGCATTTTCCTCATCGTTACGGTGCCCGTATTGCAGCAAAGGTTGAGTGTAATGCCGCAAGTCTGATTGGTGCCATTGATCACTATATCCGAGAAGCTTTGCAGGAGATCATAAAAGTTCCGGTTCCTTTCCATGATCAAGACACTCCCGATCATAAGGAGGAAAAGAATGACTGATACAGGAGAAGGTTTTTTTTATTTTCATGCCAGTCAAGCATGTCAACCAGATCCCCCTTACACAGTTTCACAATGGGCAGATAAAAACCGTTATTTGAGTACAGTAGCCAGTGCTGAACCTGGATTATGGAGAACTAAACGTACCCCTTATTTACGGGAAATCATGGACAATCTTTCCTCTTACGTACCCGTTGAAAAAACAGTGGTGATGAAAGGTGCACAGATTGATATGTCAGAGGCTGGCTTGAACTTTTGTGGTTATGCTATTCACCATAGTCCTGGTCCTGTTCTTTATGTGATGCCTACAGTTGAGATGGCAAAGAAAGTATCTAAGACCCGTCTTGACCCTATGATTAAGGCCAGCCCTGCATTAAGCGAACGTATCTCTCCTGCCCGCGCTAGGGATAGTGGGAATACAATGTTTTCGAAAGAATTTGATGGTGGGGTATTAATGCTTACAGGAGCCAATAGTGCTGCTGGCTTGCGATCAATGCCTATTCGTTATTTGGTTCTTGATGAAGTTGATGGCTATCCATTGAATGTTGATGGAGAAGGAGATCCTGTCAATCTTGCTGAAGCACGTACTGCAACTTTTATTCAACGCAAGATTTTTAAATTATCAACACCAACTCATCGTGACACAAGTCGTATAGCTAAAGATTTTGTTTTAGGAGATCAGAGATATTACAATGTACCTTGTGATGGATGTGGCACGCTTCAACCTATTGTCTGGTCACAAATTAAATGGCCAAAAGGGGCTCCTGAACAGGCTGTATTTGTTTGTGCGCATTGCGGTCATGAGCATGCTGAACACCGTAAGGAAGATTTACTGTCTGAAGAAAGGGGAGCTTGTTGGATACCAACACAAGAGCCAATTAGACCTCGTTTGCGCTCTTACCATATTTCAGCACTCTATTCACCTTGGATGACATGGGGAGAGTGTGCTCTCAAGTTCTTAGAATCTAAAGATGACCCCGCACTTTTACAGACTTTTGTTAACATCATTCTAGGTGAACCATGGGAAGATAAATCAGGAGAAGTCATTGATCCAGATAGCCTGTATGCCCAACGTGAAGACTATCCTCTTGCCCCTGCCAAAGCAGTCCTTCTCACAGCAGGCATTGATGTACAAAATGATCGCTTAGAGCTTGAAGTTGTAGGTTGGGGACGTGGTGAGGAAAGTTGGAACATTGATTATCAAGTTCTGCCGGGTGACCCCTCTTCTCTAGACGTTTGGGATCAGTTGGATGAGTATCTTCAAAAACGATGGCCCCATCCTGGTTTCAAAGACGGAATAAAGATAGCAGCAGCTTGTATTGATACAGGGGGTAACCATACACAAGACGTTTACAATTATGTGCGTCCTCGTGAAGGAAAGCGTATCTGGGGCATTAAAGGACACGCAGGATCACGCCCTGTATGGCCACGTCGCCCCAGTAAAAACAACAAAGGACAGATTAATTTATATATCGTTGGTGTTGATTCAGCAAAAGATACCATCACAAGGCGCTTTAAAAAATCAGGTCCTGAAGCATCAGGAGCTGGTGCAACGCACTTTCATAAAAACCTTGATAGAGAATATTTTGAGCAGCTGACTGCTGAAAAAAAGGTCATCAAATATTTTAAAGGCCATCAACGGATAGAATGGCATAAAAGTGAAACAGCAAGAAACGAGGCTCTCGATTGTAGGGTTTATGCTTACGCTGCCTTACAGGGTCTGATTTTAGCAGGTCTCAATCTTAATAAAGAAGTCGACATCTTAGAAGAGCGCTTGAAAAGACTTGAAAATGTTGAAACCCCTTCAACAGCTTCACACTACCCAAAAAGACTGAGACCAAAACCTCAAAAGCAACTTATCAGAACATCGATCAGCGCCTACATGCAAGGCAATAGGGAGTAATCTATGTACGAAAAATCAAAGCAAATAAACTGGAAATACGAAAGACTTGCACAGCTTAAAAAACGACGAGAACAATTGGAAAATGCTCTTTATTCAGGTGCACAGTCTGTGCGCCACGGCGATAAGCAAGTCAATCATCGTTCGACTGAAGATATACGCAAAGCCCTTACAATGTTGGCCGATGAAATAGCTCTTCTTGAAGGGTACAAACCTTTATATCCTTTCCATCCTTTTTATCTTAGGGCATCACGAGGCTATTAATGACATCTTCTCTTATACATCAAATCAATCATAACCCCCATTTTGAAGCAGCAAGTCGTAGCCGTCGATTAAATGGGTTTGATCCTGCAAAAAAACACATCAATAAAGCCATTGAAGAATGTGGTGATACAATTGTTGCTCGTTCAAGATGGCTCTATGACAATGAACCCCTTTACGGATCTGCAACGGAAGAATGGGTCTCAGCAGCAGTAGGTGATGGAATTAAGCCTTATCCTAGAATTGAAGGGTTTCAGGAAGAAAAGAAAAAGCTTCTTGATCTTTGGTGGCAATGGGTCGATGAGGCTGATTATGATGAAGATGCTAATTTTTATGGTCTTCAAGCAACAATTGCTCGTGAGGTTTTTTTAACCGGTGAGTGTTTTGTAAGGCTACATTATATCGACTTTTATGAGCGCTCACGTGTACCTCTTCAATTGCAAATTTACCCTTCAGAAATGCTGGACTTAACCTACAACGGACCAGCAGACACTGAAGGCCACACCATTCGTATGGGAATTGAATTTAATGCAAAGGGCAAGCGTGTTGCTTATCATTTTTGGAAGCGTCACCCTTACGATGATCATCAGGTAACTCAGCTATTTACAGATCAAGAACGCGTTAGAGTCCCTGCTGAATTGGTTATTCATATCAAAGATCGCCGCACTGCAGGACAACTACGTGGATGCCCCAAAGTTACGCGCTGTATGACAAAACTCTTTCAACTTGAATGTTATGACGATGCAGAAATTGAGAGAAAAAGAACCGCTGCTCTTTTTGCTGTCTTTATCACAGGGTCAGAATCTGGTGAGATGGCACCAGACAATCATGATGAAAATCAATCCGAACCTCCCTCACAAAAACTTCCCGACTTGCCAATGACGCCAGGATCGATCAATGTCGTGGATGGCAACAGACAAATTACATTCTCTAACCCTGTGGAAGTTGGAGGCTCTTATGAGGCCTTTCAATATCGCAATAATTTAAAAATTGCAGCAGCTTTAAATATACCTTACGCCATTGTCACAGGTGATGTCACACGAGGGAACTTTTCTAATGTGCGCACGTCCATTATTCAGTTTAGACGCCACATCAAACAATGGCGTGAAAATATCATTGCTTTTCAATTCAATCGCGTTGTTTGGGAACGTTTTGTTCAATTTGCCGTGCTTGCTGGGTGTGTTGAATTACCAGGATGGGAAGAAAATCCCTTACCATGGATCCAATGTGAAAGCTTTGCACCCCCACTTGAGATGATTGATCCCAATAAAGACATCTCAGCTGAAAAAGAAGAAATCCGAGCAGGTCTAAAAACACGACGTATGGCACTTGCTGAGCGTAGTTTTGATATTGATACCATTCATGCAGAGTTGGAAGAAGAGCAAAAAGACGCAAAAGCACGGGGATTATCATTCGATACAGATGGTGAAGATTCTTCTACTGGTTTGAGTAACGTTGACGAACCGGATGAAAGTGATCTCGACAATAAAGTGCATGAAGATGAAGAATAATATTGATATGCCATTTTTGGTCTCACGACTTTTTAATGTACCGCATATGCTTGTCCCTACAAAGTTTGATGTCATTCTCAATGCTATGACACCACGCCTTTTTGAGGGGAGTAAATTTCCAGTTGGAGCATTTTCCCAAGAGGATCCCCTCTTTCAAGCTCCCCCAGAGACTTATGTGGTTAAAAATCATGTGGCTATTCTTCCGGTTCATGGCACACTTGTACGTCGTGGTGCATGGCTTAGTGCAGCATCAGGATTAACTTCTTACAATGGTTTGCAAGCCTCTTTTCAAGAAGCCATTGAGCAACCTGATGTTCATGCAATTCTATTGGATATTGATAGTGGTGGTGGCGAAGCAGGTGGTGTTTTTGATTTAGTTGACGAATTTCGTGCGCTTTCACAACAATATAACAAACCCATTTGGGCACATGCTAATGAAGTGGCGTGTTCAGCAGCTTATGCCATTGCTTGTGCGGCTTCTCAAATCTGGGTTGCACGCACAGGAATTGTTGGATCCATTGGAGTTGTATGCGCTCACCTTGATCAGTCGCGTGCTGATGAAATGGACGGATATAAATGGACTTTTGTCTATGAAGGGGATCACAAAGTTCACGGAAATCCTCATGAGCCACTGCCTGATAAAGCCCTTGAAAAGATGCAAGCAGATTGTGCGCTTTTCTACGACATGTTTGTCAATTTAGTTGCACAAAACAGATCTATGAGTGTTCAAGCGATCCGCGACACGAAAGCAGAGACATTTATAGGCACCCAGGCTGTAGAGCTTGGGTTAGCAGATGCGCAAGGCACATTTGCACAAGCTTTGGAAGCTCTAACCGCTTCCATTCAATAATCCTGAATATGAAATCAAACAAAGGAATTAAATATATGGTGAATCTATTACGGACAAGATATCGCGCCAAAGATGATGGTGAGCTTTCCACACAATTGCCTGCAGGAGAGGAAAGCGAAAAGATTGAAGTTTCTGCAGAAGTAAGCGCTGTCGACATTGGTATTAACGCTGAAGTCTTTAATGAAGATAAGGATGCAGGTATTCAAGCGGCACTTGAACAAGAAAGAAAGCGTGCTCAGAGCTTTATGACTCTGGAAAAGCAAGCTCAGCGTCTAGGTGTTTCTTTTAATGCCGCACAAGCTATTCAAGATGGTATGAGCTTAGAGGAAGCAAAGAGCATTATTCTAGCTAATGCTACATCACAAAGCGAATCCTTAGTTGTATCGCCTTATGCACCCCATCCGGAAGGAAATACTCAGGCAAATATTTATGCAAAATGGGACAAAGTTTGGAGGGCAATACAATGAGTAAAGTTTTTTATGAAGGTCCTCATGATAGTGCTTATCTTGGGCGTTACAACCCTGACATGTCAAACGAGGAAGTCATCTTTGCAAAAGGATCTGAAATCGCAGCAGGAACCGTTATGGGGCTCGTGACAACAACGGGCAAATATGTGCCGTTTAACCCTGATGCATCAGATGGCAGTGAAATTCCAGCGGGCATTTCTTATGCCAATGTTGATGTCTCACAAAGCGATCAACGAGCAACGATTACAGTGCGTTTATGCACGGTAAAAGCATCTGAACTGATATGGCCTGACAAAATTGATGAAGAGAAAAAGCAAGCAGCCATTCAGATCTTAGAAAAAAACAACGTTCTATTGCGATAGGAGACATACAAATATGGATATAAGTTTTTTTAATCACAATGCTTTCTCAATGGTGACAATGATGAAAGCAATTGAAAATTATGCGTTTAAACCTGATCTGATTGGCTCACTTAACCTTTTTGAGGAAGTTGAGACAAACAAGACAACGGTTGGAATTGAGAGACGTGACAACAAATTATCACTCATTCCAACGAGTAAACGCGGCGCACCTTTAATAGAAGCTGATAGAGATAGTCGCAACGTTCGGTTTTTTCCAACAATACGTATTGCTAAAAGCGACACAATAAAGGCGGAAGAAATTCAAGACCGCCGAGAGTTTGGTACAGAAGACCAGCTTGAAACAGCGATGAAATTTATCGCTAAAAGGCAAAAGAATCTGATTGGGGAAATTGAACTGACCTGGGAAAATATGCAGCTTGGAGCTATTCAAGGTATTGTTCTCGATGCTGATGGATCAGTGCTTTATGATTGGTATAAGGAATGGGGGATCACACCACCAGAGCCTATTGATTTTAAACTAAATGAGGACACAACCGATGTTTCTTATATGGTTAATCAAATTCGCATCAAGATGGTTAAAGCTTCAGGCAATACATTTTCCACTCGTTCACGAATTATTGGGTTTTGTGGAGATGAATTCTTTTTCAAGTTAAAAAATCACAAAACAATTCGTGAAACTTATCTCAACACATCTTTAGCACAAACATTAAATAGTACAGCAGGTATCGCAACGCCTGGAGCTATTGAATTAGGAAGCTTTGGAAGTTTTGATTTTGCTGGTGCGACGTTTGTTAATTACTGCAACATTCATGATTATAATATGAATACTAAATCCAAGACAAAACGAAGCATAGGTATTAAGCCTGATGAATGTCAATTTGTTCCTGTTAATGTGCCTGGTGTATTCCAAAAAACATTTGCTCCGGGTGAAAGTTGGAAGGTTGTTAATACAGTCGGTAAACCTCTTTATCCTACACTTGTTATAGATCGCGATAATGACGCGTGGGTGAGAGCTGAAGTATACAGTTATCCACTCTTCATTTGCGCGCGTCCTGAAATGCTTTTCAAAGCAACAGTGAAAGCACAATAAAATGCAATGGCACGGGCTGCTCAGTCAAATGATAGAAGATGTACGTGACACTTTTGGGCAGCCCATTATCTATACACAAAAGAAAACAGGACAATCTTTTCATATCACAGCGATTTATAGCATATAGGATAGTGCAAATATGAATATGGATTTTTTTAATCAAGATGCTTTTTCACGGGTAGAAATGACGAAAGCGCTTGAAAACTATGAGTTTAAGCCAGGTCTGATTGGCTCCCTTAATCTTTTTGAAGAAGTTAAATCAACAAGAAAAGTAGTTAATATTAAGAGATATAAGTTATCACTTATTCAAACAAGTCAACGCAGTATGCCTTTGCGGGAAGCTGATAGAGATGTCTGTCGATATTTTGAAACAACACGTATTGCTAAAGGCTACACTATATCATCAGAAGAAATCCAAAACTGGTTTGCATTTGGTACAGAAGACAAACTCGAAACAGCGGTGAAATTTATCGCTAAAAGACAAAAGAAGCTGATTGAAGAAATTGAGCTTACTTGGGAAAATATGCAGCTTGGAGCTATCCAAGGTGTTGTTCTTGATGCTGATGGATCAGTGCTTTATGATTGGTATAAAGAATGGGAAATCACACCACCAGAGCCTATTGATTTTAAACTAAATGAGGACACAACAGATGTCGCAGATGTAGTTGATCAAGTCGTCACCAATATGGTGGAAGCATCAAGTGGTGCATTTTCTGATCGTTCACGGATTGTTGGGCTTTGTGGATATGAATTCTTTTCAAAATTAAAAAATCACAAAACAGTTCGTGAAATCTACTTGGCACAAAGATTAAACAGTGCAAAAGGTATTTCAGAGCTCGGTGCTATTGGATTTGGATTCTTTGATAGTTTTGATTTTGCAGGTGTAACTTTCATCAATTGTCGTAATATTGGTAACTATAACGTGGACACTAAATCTAATGCAGAACGAAGCATAGGAATCAAACCTGATGAATGTCAATTTGTTCCTGTTAATGTACCTGGTGTATTCCAAAAAACCTTTGCTCCAGGTGAAAGTTGGGAGTTTGCTAATAGAATAGGTAAATCTCTTTATACGATGCTTATTGTAGATCGTGAACGCAATGCATGGGTGAGACCTGAGGTATACAGTTACCCACTCTTCATTTGTACACGCCCTGAAATGCTCTTCAAGGCAGTAGTGAAGGCGCAATAAAATGCAATGGCATGGGCTGCTCAGTCAAATGATTGAAGATGTACGTGACACTTTTGGGCAGCCCGTGATCTATACGCGAAAGAAAACAGCACAATCTTTTCATATCACAGCGATTTACAGCATTAAGCACGCAGAACAAGAAGCGGGGGGAAGAATCAAAACAACAATCCCAAGAAAAGAACTTGATGTCTGTATCAACGATATTGGTGGAGTACAACCTGAACTCGGAGATCATATTGTTTTGCTTGCTTCCCAGGAGAATTTTTCTGTCGCAAATGTACAAGCCTCAGAATCAAATATGTACAAGCTTATCCTACGTGAGGAATCTGTGTCTAATGTGAAATAAATATCTTAATTACTTTCCCATCTTCATAGATAGGAAGGTAGCAAATACATAAGACATCAATGAAAGAAACTACAGTTTAGAAGAAATATATCTATTTAAACTCACACCATTTTCAGCAGCTTGAATTGCTAATTGTCTGTGGAGTTCTGGTGGTATTCTTAACTGAAATTTACCACTATATTTTACATGTGATAAAGGTACAGGAACATCCTCTCCACTGCGTTGCATGTCCTCAACAACTTCTGTAACGAGGTTCATAATACCCTTTAAAGCATTCTCTGCTTTAACATCTAACCATGAAAGAGAAGGAAATTCAGCACATAAACCAACATATTCCTCATCTTCTTGCGACCACAAAACACGATACGTATAATGATTATTGTTCATGCTTTATCCTTTCTATCGCTTGTAAGATTTGTTTGACTTGATAAGCTTTTGCTTTGTTACCAGAACTTTTTTGAATATTCACACGAGGATCTCCAAACCACGGGGTTTAAAAAACAAAATGGCTTGAACCATTGTTTCGCGGTTCTCCAAAGAAATGTCTACATACAGCCAACAAATCTGAAAACTTTATGTTTTTTGGTGATGTTTTCATCAAGTTGACTATTTTTTCAATTTTATGACTCATAATTTTATATATAATATCACTATTGATACTAATCAATGCTTTTCATAGTTTTCAACTGATATTGCTTAAAAAGGAGATCGATTCTTTAATCATAAATCAAGTTTAGAATGAGAACCAAGACGTACCAAAACCAATCTATCCTGACTGATTAAACGATAAATCAATACCAAATCAGGTCGAATATGGCAGTCTCGGTAATCACTCCAATTTCCGGTTAATGCATGATCACAATGCCGCGGTTCTAACGGTTGGTCATTGGCTAATGCTTCAATAATTTTGCGCAAATCACTCTCTAAAAGGTGGCGATGCCTTCCTTTCATTTCACGCTTGAAATCACGTTTGAAAATAGTAGTACGCTCAATCGTCCGCATACAAATCATCAAATAGTTCGTCTACTGAATTAAACTTTTTTAAACCACCTGTTTCGAGTTCAGCAAAGGCTTCCAATGTTTTTGCATTAGGTTGAAACAACACTGATGGAATAGCTTTATCTTGCGCGATACGGGTCATCAATACTCTAACCACATCACTTACTGACAAACCCGACGCTTGAATGACCTGACTAGCTACATTCTGAATATCTTCTGGAACACGTGCTTGAACCATACGACTAGTAACCATAACAGTCTCTCCTAACTCATTTGTATTGCACTGTAATACAATATAATACAATTAATGTTTAATTTCAAACACAGAGTTGTCTTGTTATTTTAACAGAAAATACTTTTACCTATTGACAATATAACAGGAGTTAAGATGCATCCACGAGATACATTAAGAGAGACGTTTGTTGAGTTGATTAAGGTTGGCAAGACAGCGGCTGGTGATGAAGTTTACAATATGCGAAACTTTAATTTCTCTACTGGAGATCACCCGTTCATTAATGTGTCGACCCCAAACGAAACGATAGAAGATGGGCACGATTATGGGGCAAGACGACGTATTTTAACGGTTGATGTTGAATGCTATGACACAAGAGACAATGGAGCACGTTTTGTTGATCAATTAGCCTGGGAAATAGAAACGATTTTCCATAGCAACCCCAGTCTCAACAACACAGTTGAAAACTGTCGTTTACAAAACATAGCCATGGCCTTTGGTGATAATGGCTCCTTAGCATTGCATGGTTCCATTTTAACCTTTGAAGTCACTTATGTAACCAATATCCCTCCTGAAGAAGAAGGCGCTGTCTTTTTTGAACCTTGTGTAGGCTTTGATCCCGATACAGGGCCTAACAATGAGGATAAATATCAAACCACTGGAAATTCCCCATGTTAGAGCGGCGTGATAGCGAAATCACAGATTTAAAAAGGCGTGTGGCCAATATGGTTATGGTGGGCAAGATTAGCCACGTTGATCATAAAAACGCACGCTATCGTGTTCAAAGCGGTCATATTGTAAGTGATTGGATTCCAGATACACAGGCCCGTGCAGGAAAAACTCGTTCCTATGAAGGACGTGATGTGGGTGAGCAAGTTATTGTCCTTTCCACATCAGGTGATTTATCACAAGGGATGATTATTGGCTCTATTCATACAGATGCCAATCAAGCAGCTGATAAGGGCAATATCCATACAACCATATACCCTGATGGCACAACGGTTGAATATGACGATGAGACAAGCACTTACTCATTGACGATTAAGTCAGAAGGCAAATTCATTTTAACGATATCCGACGGCGTTTCCATGAAAGGTGAAGGAGGTGAATTAGAAATCACCGCTCCAGAGGGCATAAAGATTATTTCAGAAAGTGATATGACTTTAAAAGCAGATGGAAACATGACACTGGAGGCAGAGGGAGATGTTTCTATCAAATCAAGTGATGGGGTTTCTCTTGAGTCAGGCAGTCATATGTCCCTTAAATCAAGTAGTGGCACCTCTCTCAAAGCGGGTGGTGAGGTGTCTGTTAAATCAAGTGGGTTAAAGCATAATAGTGTTAACGTCGGAAGTGGCCATAAACACCCTGGTGTTACATCTGGTAATGCTATGACGGGAGGCCCCATTTGAGTGTAGGAATGAATTGTCAGACAGGCAAATCCATGGTCGGAGTTGATCACTTGCGTCAGTCCATCATAGATATTTTAACGACACGGATAGGAACACGGGTTATGCGTCGTGATTATGGATCACGTGTTCTTGATCTGATTGATGATCCAGTCAATGAAACCTTTAAGGTTGCCATTTATGCAGCTGTTGCAGAGGCTTTAGATAGATGGGAGCCTCGTTTAAAGCTTCAACAAGTGAATTTAACTTCTGTTGAACCGGGAAAAGTTTCCATGTTTTTTGAAGGAATTTACATCCCTTCAGGAAAGCCAATCACTATGGAAGGATTGCAGATAGGATGAATGAGGATTTCATAAAACCAGAAATCATTCCAGAGCTTTCTATTGAAGAAATACGTGCTGCTTGTCTTGAGAGTTTAAAACAGCTTTTACCCAATTACACACCTTTGGAAAGTGATCCAGCGGTTAAAATCATTGAGGTTGCAAGTTACAGAGAGTTTTTATTAAGGCAGCGTATTAATGAGGCTGCACGCAACACTGTTCTTGATTTTGCAAAGGGGGAAGCTCTTGATGCTTTGGGTGAGTGGCATGGTGTTGAACGCTTAGAAGGTGAAAGCGATGACAACTATCGTGAACGCATTAAGCTTCGTGTACGGGCTGGTAAAGGGGGTGGAACAGAGCCTTATTATAGGTATTTCGCCTTATCAGCAGATAATCGTGTGAAGGATGCGGTCATTTATCGAAAAGGAAGAAATCCTACCATTCACGTGGCTATTTTTGGCAAGAATGAGCAAGGAACAGCGAGTGAGGAATTATTACAAAGAGTCAAAGAAGTGCTGACGGATAAAAGTGTGATTATGACCAATGATACCATTGAAGTTCACGCTGCAGTGACAAAGGTTTTAGATTTAGAAGCAGATGTTTGGCTCTTACCTGAAATCTCTTTAGAGATCTTAACCCAAATGGAAGCAAATTTACGGGCAGCTTGGAAGAAAGAGCAAGCCCTTGGTCGTGAGTTGAGTTCATCATGGTGGATTTCAAAACTGATGATCCCTGGTGTGCAAAAAGTCATTGCTGTTAACCCAACAAATGATATTGCCGTCTCCAGTGAAGAGGTTTTAGCCATTGGTAAAGTAACACTCAATTTCAAAGGGCGTCTATAGTAATGCTTGGGTGCTTACTTCCAACAAATACAACACAATTTGAAAAGCGCCTTGCCGATGCTTGTGACTTTCATAAAGACATTGAAGATTCAATCAATTTTATCTCTCGTGCAAAGCTTGATATCATAGACCCAAGCTTCTTGCCATGGTTGGTTGAAGAATATGGGCTTGGAGAACTAACATCTTATGTTCCGGATTTCTCTGTTTTGCTTGAAACGGGACCGGAATGGCAGCGGGTACGTGGATCTTTAGCGGCTATTGATAAAGGGCTTGAATGGTTAGATCTGAATGCACATTTCGTAGGAGCATGGCCAGAGCGAAAATGGTGGAATTCATTCCAGCTTTATTTTGATCAATTGCCTGATACAGACAAACTTAAAGCTATTGAAGGGATCGTTAAGCTTTCTGAATGTTTGCGCTCTGATCTTTGGCGTGGTATTCATGGTTATGACGCTCCCATTGTAGAAGGGAATATATCTCGCTTAGATGACAGCATGTTTGACTCTCAAAGTGGTGTGTGCGTGACAGAAAGCGGCACAGTATTTTCCTTTGGGCGTTCTAAAGAAATAAGCCTCACTTTAACTGAAGAAGACGGAAAGTTCATTGGCAATTGGATTGATGATCAAGAAGAGCTCGTTTGGGAAGGTTTAGATTATCCATGGGATAGAGCAAATTTCCCTTGGGAGTCAGCGCAAATAAGTGAGCATGATGTATTGATAGCATCTCAGTTTAAGGATCGTTCCCTTTATAATGAAAATGATGAACTTATTGACAATTGGATTGATGATGAGAATGAGGAGTTCAGTTGGAAAAGTTTAGATTATCCATGGGATGAAGCAAATGTTCCTTGGGTATCAGATCAAAAAAATGGGCGCGATATATTGATGGCGAATTGGTTTAAAGATCGCACCCTTTATCTGGCTTTAAGAGATAACAATAATAAGCTGATTGGTTATCGAAGATGTAACATTGTCCAGCAAGTGACAAGAGTTTCAGATGGAGTTTACAGTTATTCAGGTCATCGCTTTACACCCTTTATAAAGGGTACAAAAGTTTTGCTTGCAGCACGAACACAGTTTGATGATATCAACGATAAACAAGCAGCGTTTGTTTCCGTTTTCGTGCATGCGGCTCCTGCAAAACATATCTCGCCTGGCAAACTATGGTTAGAGCCTGATGAGCTTATTGATGGCGTGGAGATTCTCAAAACCCCTGTCTCTCTATCTTTACGTAAAGACGTTCGTGAACAATTCAAAATTTTATTGAGGTTTTAATATGGAGCATGAAAGCGGTTTGCCGTTTGCAATTGACCGATCTGTAGGCAAAGACGAACAACAAAGCGTCGTATTCTATGGAGAACGCCCCTTTATTCAAAGCGCAGAACTCAATGAAGTTCAAACCATTATTCGTGGCCGTCATGATCGTTTAGGAAGACTTGTGGCCAAAGAAGGTGACCGTATTGAGCGTGCCGATGCTTTCGTTGATCAAAGCACTCAAAAAGTCACTTTGACAGAAGGGAAAATCTTTATCGCAGGGGATATTTTCCCTGTAGCAGAAACCGTTTTAAACAATGTCCCCATGCTTGGACGTGTAGAGATCGGTGTGAAACTCCAAAAACAATGGATAACCCATGAAGATGATCCACAGTTATTAGGTCAAATTCCAGGCACATTGGCAGAAGGTGAACCAGGAGCAGCAAGGGAAACAGCAAAGCTTGTATGGGCTTTACAAAATGACAAACAAGAAGGTGTTTTCTTCCCCGTCTATATCTTACAAGATGGCACTTTGATTGATCAGAAGCCCCCTTCATTGTTAGAGCCTGCCTTGCAAGCTATTGCAACTTATGACCGTGCTCATGGGCATTATATTGTCAATGGTTGTCGGGTGACAGCCTTAGGACAAAATGATGGCAAACAAATATTTAGTATAGAAGAAGGCGAAGCCAATATTAATGGCTTTAAGCATAAACGCCTTGCTGCTTTAAGGCATGAAGAGCCAGAAGACTACTGTGAAGGTATAGTGCCAAGTGAAACACATCTCTTTACATCCAAGAAAGCCAAGGCAACTAAATCGGAGAAGACAAGCTTTACGTTTGAAACTTATTATTTTCCCATCGCAACTGTTCACTCTATTTTACTCACAAAAGAAAAGACCACTAATGTCACCCGCGGTGGCGTAGCCTCAGGGCGTGATGGAGTTCCCGATAAAAGTGTTGTCAGTTTTGTGAAAGTCGTTCAAGGGGATAAGGAATTTAAAGAAGGTGTAGACTTTAAAAAGACTGGTGATACGATTGACTGGTCTTTATCTGGTGATGAGCCTAAACCAGGTAGCACTTATGAGGTCACCTATCATTATCGTGCAAAGGTGGATGCTGATAAGGTCACAGCGCGGGAAATTACTGTTTCAGATGGTGCTGAAGGTGGAGATATTATTGTCAGTTACACCTACAAACTCCCTCGTATTGACCGCATAGGCTTAAATGCTCAAGGTGGAGTGGTTTACATTCAGGGGATTTCAGCAGACAATCCCATAGCACCTAGTGTTCCTGATGATATCTTATCGCTTGCAACGATCACAAATAATTGGCTTGATTATCCACGTGTCGATAATAATGGCACACGTGTTGCCCCTTATGCTGAAATGTGGCGCTATTTTAACCGTGTTCTTGACCTTGATCGGTTGTTACAGCTTGAAAAGATTAAGAGCAATGTTGATTCAAAAGAACCTGTCTCTAAAAAAGGGATGATTGCCGATCCTTTTCTTGATGACAGTCTTCGTGATGAAGGAATCGAGCAAACAGGTGCCATAGGTCATGGCTTGTTACGCCTTGCCATTGAGCCTACATTTTACTACGCTTCCTTAAATGAGCCTGTTACCCTTGATTGGGAGAATGAAGTCATCATTGCGCAAGAATTGATGACTGCTTGCGAGAAAATCAATCCTTATCAAAACTTTGACCCATTGCCAGGCACACTCGCTCTCACCCCTGCAACGGACTTCTGGCGTGTTCAGCGTACAGATTGGCTTTCAGGTGTGACCAATGAATTGTCGATGGGCAGCCGTCCTGGGGGTGGTCGTACTACAGAAACGAAGGATGAACTGGTCAGCACACATCAAGAGCAAATTGATTTCTTAAGACAAATTGATCTCAACTTTAAGATTGAAGGCTTTGGTAAAGGAGAGATTTTAGAAAGTCTGACATTTGATGGCGTTAATGTTTTACCAAAAGAGACACTTACTGCCAATCCTCAAGGCATTATTGAAGGGAAATTTAAAATTCCCAAAGACATCACAGCAGGAACAAAGAACGTCATTGCTGTTGGTACAGGAAAAACAACGGCTACAGGCCTTTTCACAGGGCAAGGTGTGATTGATGTGCAGGTTATGCGGCGTGTGACAACAGTGCGTGTATGGAAGAAATCTGATCCGCAAGCACAAGTCTTTACGCCTGATGAAACGCGGCAAATAACAGGTATTGATTTCCATATTTGCAAGATTGGTAATCGTGCTCATGATTTGATGATTGATCTTGTTACAACAGACAATGGCTATCCTACATCTGACATTCAAGCACAAGCTCTTTATTCAATGAAAGAGGCTGAAACGGGATGGGCTGCAGCACGTTATAGTGTTCCATTAACTGTGCTTAATGATCGTTTAACCGCCTTTGTCATTAAAACAGATGATGGCGATCATTCTGTTTCATTAGCAAAACTTGGAGATTTTGACGAAGAAAACCAAAGATATGTTTCTAGCCATCCTTATATCACAGGTCCTCGTTTTTCTTCTGTGAATGCGCAAACATGGACAGCTCATCAAGATGAAGCCTTAGCATTTCGTGTACTTGCTGCTCGTTATACACAAACAGAAAAAACTGTCGATTTAGGTGAGTTTGATCTTAAAGAATGTTCTGATTTGCAGGTGCGTGCAGCGATTGAATTGCCTTCCAGTGAATGTTCTGTCATCTTTGAAATTGAACGCAACAACGGTACAATTTATCAACTCTTACCGTTCCAATTGCTGAGTTTAACGGAATATATCAGTGAAAAAGTCCAGTTACGTGCCATTTTAAAAGGGACCGGGAAGCTATCGCCAGTGTTGTTTGCTCCCATTGAATTGATCGCGGGCAAGATTAGAAAAGAAGCAACCTATGTCACACGTGCTTTTTCCTTTGGAGAAAAGTCGAGACTAACCAGTTATATTAAAACTTTTTTACCAGGCGGTTCGACTTTCAAAATGGAGCTGCAACTGGATGATGGTGATTTCACTTCCCTAAAATTAGAAGAAACAGAACAACTCGCACAGCCACTTTGGACGGAACGTAAATTTGTCAGTGAAGATAAGACAGCTGGGCAAGCGCGTTTGAGACTGACATTAACTGGCGGTCCTGCTGCACGTTCTATGGCAAGTGATTTTGGTGCGGGAATTATGTGACAGGAGTAATATCATGGCGAAAACAGAGAAGTTAGGAATGGAATTACCTCAAGAAGGTCGTTTTATCAGCGCTGAATTTCCTCTTTTACGTAAAAACCTGATTATCATTGACCAAGCCGTTTCTGATCTGGATGAAAAAGTGGATGAGAAGGCTCCTTCACAGCATACTCATGAGATGAGTGAAGTCAGTGGACTTGAAGATGCACTCAGTGGAAAGATGGAGGTAGATAAGACCTTTGCCTTGGTTGATTTAACTGATATCCAAGGTGCCAACGATGCAGCTGAAAATCATGTTTTGTATAAATCAGGTGAGGATCGCTTTGCCTTTGGCACTGCTCTCTCGCTCTTAGGCGAACACCAGCATACCATTGAAGATATCACAGGTCTTGAAGAGTATGTAGAAAGCGTCAATGTAGATTTGAAAGATTATGGGTGTTTGTCTGGTGAAAATGCGTGGGAAGATACCAATGTTTTCAAAGGTAAAGTCAGTGTTGAAAAGGACATTGAATTAACTGAAACCTCTTCTTTAACTTTGAAACAAAGTGATAAAGTGGTGACACAGTTAAATGCAACTGGAAGTTTGCTTAAAGGGCCTCTTAAGGTTGATGGCAAACCCGTTTACACCAAACCGCAAGCGGATAAAGCTATATCGGAAGAAATAGAAAAACTAAAACAGTCTTTGACTGATGAGAACTCGAGTTGCTCTGTTGTCATCAATAAGCTCGTTCATTGGCCTAAGCGTGCTGATGCCGAGTTACTTTACACACAAAGTGGGAAGATTAAGTGGCCAGATTGGATAACCGATGAAGCCGTGGTTGAAATCCAAGCGTGGGGCGGCGGCGGTTCTGGTGGGGGAGCTGGTCAGATACATTTGGGCGGCGGTGGCGGTGGAGGAGGATGCTCAGTATGGTATGGCCATAAATCAAGTTTGAATGAGCATGAAGACTTCATCATTGGTAAAGGTGGAGCTTCTGTAAAAGATAAAAATACGTCAGGCAATCCTGGTGGAAAAACAACTGTTGGAAAGAATCTTATCGTAGCCACAGGCGGCGGTGGGGGGTGGGGAGCTTCTGACACTAGTTCAGGACAAGGTGGTGTTGGAGGAGAAGGAAAAACCGTTACTGAATTAATGGACGGTCGTCCAGATCTTGCCAAAAGTGGCAATGGTAGCTCGGGAACGAAAGGCAATGCTAGATTTAAAAGTGGCTTTGGTGGTGATGCTGGAGGGGATACATCAAGAGGCGGCTGTGGAGGGACTGGCAGGGGGCACTTTATTTCAGGTAAACCAGGTCGTGGATTTGGTGGTGGCGGTGCTGGATCGCATTATCAAAATAATCCCAGTGGCAATGGAGCTAATGGTGCTGTTCTTATAAGAATATGGAAGAAACCATATGAAAAAGATCAGTGATCTAAATTATAAAGCTTTCAGTACTTTAATGCGACAGGAATAATATGATGGCGAAAACAAATAAGTTGGCAATGGAATTACCCTTAGAAGGTCGTTTTATTAGTGTTGAATTTCCTATTACACGTGAAGATTTGATAATAATTGATCAGGCGGTTTCTGATCTTGACGAAAAAACAGATGGTAAGGTGCCTTTACAGCACACTCATGAGATGAGTGAAGTCAGTGAGCTTGAAGAAGCATTAAGTGGCAAGATGGCAACAGATAAAACATTTGCTTTGGTTGATTTGACTGATGTCGAAGGTGCCAACGATGCACCTGAAAATCATGTTTTATATAAATCAAGTGAGGATTGCTTTGTCTTTGGTGATCCGACATCACTCTTCCACCCGCACCAACATGAAGCTGAAGATATTACAGATCTTGAGAAATATATAGCAACTGTCAATGTAGATCTGAAAGATTATGGATGTTTATCGGGTAAAAACGAATGGGAAAATACCAATGTTTTTAAAGGTAAGATCAACATTGAAGAAGGTGTTGAATTAGCTGAAACCTCTTTTTTAACTGTAAAGCAGAAAGATAAAGTGGTGACAAATTTAAGCACAACTGGAAGCTTGCTTAAAGGACCTCTCAAGATTGATGATGAACCCATTTATACTAAATCGCAATTGGATGAAGCTATGTCAAAAGAAATCGAAAAACTGAAACAATCTTTGACTGATGAAAATACAAGTTGCTCTAAGCTTGCTGATGCGGAATTACTTATTACACAAAGTGAGAAAATTAAATGGCCAGATTGGGCAACTGATGAAACCAAAGTTGAGATCCAAGCATGGGGCGGCGGCGGCGGTAGTGCAAAGAACAATGATTATCCGGGTGGCGGTGGCGGTGGTAGTGGCTGCGTAGTGTGGTATGGCTATAAGTCAAGTTTAAATGGACATCACGATATCATCATTGGTAGTGGGGGACATGATGGTGGTGGATCAGGCTATGGTGGTAATTCTGGAGGACACACAATTATAGGCAATAATTTTATTGCCGTCGCAGGTGGTGGCGGTGGTGGGCCCGGTGTTGAACAGAAGGTAGGAAACAGTGGCTACGGGAGTAGAGGAGATAACTTTGGTTTGGTAACTGATGAACATCCCGGTCTTGTCAGAGCTTGTAATGGTTATGCCGGAGGGCATGGAGAATATAAACAAAGAAGTGGCTTTGGTGGCAATGCAGGCAATGCGATAAAAGGGGTTACTGGAGCACAGGGAGGTGGTTTAGGTAACCTTATCTCAGGAGTTGGAGGTGCAGGTTATGGTGGTGGTGGTAGTGGTGCTCGTGGAGCTCAAGATGCTGGCGGTAAGGGAGCTAATGGTGCTGTCCTTATAAGACTATGGAAGAATTAACGTCCTAAAGATTTTTACAAAGGAGTTTTTATGCAATATGCAGTTGTTGAAAATGGTATGGTAACTAATATTATTGTTGCACCAGAGGATTATGTTTATCCGTTTGAAGGGGAAGCTATTGCTTCAAATGAAGCACAAATCGGTTGGATTTATAAAGATGGACAGTTCTCTCCTCCCCTTGATGAGGAAGGAAGCGTTTTAGAGACATCTGTAGAGTCTGTGAAGTAAATCGTATGAAAGAATAATTTCACCTAGGCTATAAGACTTTCAAGAGGAATATTAAATTGTTGGTGCAAATTTTTAATCATACGCAGTGTTAATTTCCTTTTGCCATTTAATATTTCATAAACACGATTTAAACGGCCAATTGCAGGAACTAAATCTTTAGCACTTAAACCCATCTGCTCCATTCTAAATTTAATGGCTTCAATTGGATGAGGAGGAGAAACAGGAAAATGTTCCGCTTCATAAGCCTCAATTAACAAAACAAGGATCTCCATTTTATCAAATTCTGGAGTATTCATTTCAGGTTGATTGTCAAACATTGCAGATACAATTTCTAATGTTTTTTGATAATCTTCTTCAGTGCGAATGGGTTTAATATTCATTGCTAAAACTCCTTTAATTCTACAGTATTGGCATCAATAGTATCGTATTGTTTATGTGTTCCTATGAACTTTATATAAAGCCAACCTGCTGGATAAAAGATTGATACAATTAAGCGATAGTCATTGCCTTTAATATTAAAAACAACACGATTATTTTTTAGTATGCTCGCGCTTTTATATTTCTCTTTAATATCATGAGGAAAACGCCACTGCGCATTTTTTGCTTCATCTACCCACGCTTTTAAAGGTTGCTCAGCATCAGGATGTTGCACCCAAAAAGTTTGAAGTGTGGAAACTTTAATAATCTTCATAAGGATATCCTGACTTTTTATTTAGAATAGTACCGTTTTGGGACTAAATCAAGATCTTTTAGTAATTTCCCTAAGGCCAAATAGATTTATTTGGCCTTTATTTTTTATCAGCCAATCATTTAAAGGAGCACCAAGAATGGCATCAGGATTTTTACATGGGGTTGAAGTCATCGAGAACGACGATGGCACACGCCCTATTGCGCCAATTCAGTCGGCAATTATAGGCATTGTAGGTACAGCACCCAATGCAGATGAAGAGGTCTTTCCTCTTAATACACCGGTTTTAATATCAGGATCTCTTTCTAAGGCAGCTAAACTCGATAAATACAACAGAAGTGAAGGGACACTGCCCAATGCTGTTGATCTGATTTTCAAACAAGCAGGTGCCATTGTTGTTGTGGTGCGCGTAGAAGAAAGCAAAGATGAAAACGGAACATTGATGAATGTTTTAGGTGGTGTCAATGCCAATGGCGCTTACGAAGGTGTCCATGCTTTAATAGGAGCACAATCCATCGTTGGGCAAACGCCACGTATTCTAATTGCTCCTGGTTTTACTCATAAACGCCCTACTGGCGTAGATCGGATAAAAGTCACAAACCAAGGCAGTGGTTACACTGAAGCTACTGTTACAATAGAAGGCAATGCCAAAGCAACAGCCAGTACTAATGAAGGAAGAGTATACGGCGCTTGGGTTAAAGAGAGTGGCAGTGGTTATGAAAAAGCACCTCGTGTAACCATTGAAGGTGATGGAAAAGGCGCCACAGCCGAAGCCTTCATCAAAAAAATGTCTAATCCTGTAGCAGCAGAACTGATTGGTATTGCTGAGCGTTTACGTGCTATTGTGGTGATTGATGGACCAAACACAACGGATGAAAAAGCAATTGAAGCCAGCAGAGATTTCGGTTCCAAGCGTGCTATCATAGCTGATCCATTTGTAAGCATTTTGCATAATGGAAAGATTTCACAAGAACCAGCAAGTTCAGTAGTTGCTGGTATTATTGCTAAAACAGATTTCACTCACGGTTTTTGGCACTCCCCTTCAAACAAAGTAATCAATGGCATTAGTGGCACAGCGCGACCCATTGATTTTGCTATTGGTGACAGTTCTAGTCGTGCTAATCTGCTTAATGAAAAGAATATAACAACAATCATTCGCGAAAACGGTTATCGCTTATGGGGTAATCGTACGCTTTCATCAGATCCAAAGTTCGCTTTTATATCCGTAGTGAGAACTGCAGATATGATCAATGATGCCATTTTACGTGGGCATATGTGGGCAGTCGATCGAAACATCACAAAAACTTATCTGAGCGATGTGAGTGAAAGCGTCAATGCTTATTTACGTGACTTGAAAGCACAAGGCGCCATCATTGGAGGGCGTTGTTATCCCGATCTAGAGCTTAATACACCAAGCGCCATTGAAAGCGGAAAAGTCTATTTCAATGTCGAATTCCAACCAACCACGCCAGCAGAACGTATTACGTTCCGTTCGCGTATTGTCAATGACTATATAGAGGAGATCCTTTAATGATTGCACCTAAATTACCAAGAACTTTGAAGCATTTTAACATTTATATTGATGGGATTCCCTATAGAGAAAAATGTGACAGTATTACTTTACCAAGTTTAAATCTCGTTGTTGAAAGTTTTCGTGCAGGTGGCATGGATGTTCCTGTTGGAATCGAAATGGGAATGGAAGAGCTCACGCTTTCTATGACTATTGCAGATTGTTCTGACCAACTTCTAGGTCTTTTGGGCAAAGAAAATATTGATATTTCTCTGCGTGGTGCAATTAAAGCACAGGGTTCAGGAGCAGAAGGAATTGTAATCTCCATGCGTGGATTTTGCAAAGGCTATGAATATGGCCAATGGCAGCCTGGCGCTAAGGTTGCCACAACGATCAATTATACACTGAATTATTTCAAATATGTCCAAAATGACAAGGAAATCGTTGAGATTGATGCTTACAACATGGTGAGAAAATTCAATGGCGTTGATCAATTAAAAGAATATAGAGAAATTTTAGGAATGTAAAATGACTACAAAACAAAACTCTACTTATAAATTGATTGCTCCTTTTACACTTGAAGACAAAGATTATACCGAAATCACCTTACGTCACATCAGAACAAAAGACATAAAAGCCACTATGCAAGAGAAAGAAGGCATAGATCAGGTAGCTGCTATGATCGCGCGTCTTTCTGGGTGGTCTTATGATGCTGTTGATGAACTTGACGCTCGTGACCTAAAAGCTATTGGAAAAATTTTGGAGGATTTTACAGAGCGGCGGGGTACCTAACCTGGGAAACCGCCGTTAAACTCATGGCAGATCTTGCTATCGTTTTTCATTGGTCTCTTCCAGATATGATGGAAATGGAAGCTCAAGAGCTCTGGATTTGGCGCAATGAAGCTGCAGAAAGGTATAAGAAAAATGAGTAAAACAGTTGCAGATGCTAAGGTGCGATTGACCCTTGAAGACAAGATAACCGCACCCATTAAACGTATTCAAAAGCGTTTGACGCACTTATCAAATAAATTAAGAGTCCCTCGCCTTATGGCTGCAACACGCAAAATGACAGCAAGCTTAAAAGGGGTCGGCAATGCTCTTGGTACAGTAACCAACCGTGTTTCTATGTTATCAGGAGCATTGGGCCTTGCTGGTGGTGGTCTTGTTGCAAGCTTGACTGCAGTGACTATGAAAACCATGCATATGGGGGATAGTCTTCACCACGCATCGCGCCATTTAGGTATGAGCGTTAAGGATCTTCAGTTATGGGGTGATGCAGCAGATAATTCAGGTTATTCTGCTGAAAAATTCCAACAATCCCTGGCTGTTTTAAACAGGCGTTCAGCACAAGCTTTAGCAGGACAAAAAAGAGGGATTATGGGGTTTCAGGCGCTTGGCATGTCTGTAAAAGATGCGTCTGGAAAGCTTAAATCAAACTCAGACTTGTTGGAAGAAATAACCGACAAAATGAGTAAGATAGACAATCAAGCGCAAAGGCAACATATTGCTGCCTTGCTTTTTGGTGGTGACGGTAAAGAAATGGCTGCCATGCTCTCACAAGGTATGGAACCTATCAAGGAGTTGTTTGAAAAGGCAAAAAAGAGCGGATGGCTTATGGGGGCTGATGTTGCTCACTATGCTGCAGATTTAAGTGATAAGCTCGGGGCTTTTAAGAAAAAACTGGGTGGTGTTGCCACTTTTATTGGGGCACGGTTCATGCCGGTAATCAATGATATGATTGATGCCTTTTCAAAGCTGATTGATGAAAACCGTGATCTCATTCAAACAACTGTCGCAAATTGGGCGAGGGTTTTAAGAAAAGCTATACAGGATTTATGTGATCCTACTTCTGAATTAAGGCAAAATATCACAAATGTTACAGAAAGTATTAAAGGCTGGTTTAAATGGTTAGAACCACTCACTGGCGAAATAAGCCTCTTTAAAATAGGTCTTGCAGCCCTTGTTTCTTTCATTGTAGGGCCACTTATAGCGGCAATTGCTGCACTTAGTGTGGCCTTTTTTACATTTGGTACAGCCATTATGACCACACCTATTGGATGGATCATTGGTGGTATTGCGGGGCTTATTGCAGCAGGAGTCGCGCTTTATGTTTATTGGGATAAAATCAAGAAATGGTTTAGTGCGCTATTAGATGGAATTGCAGATGCTTTTTATAAATTTGGGGCTATTATCATGCTTCTGCCCGGTGGTTGGATTGTAGGGCTCATTGTGGGAATATATAAGCTTTATAAGCATTGGGAAACGGTCAAAGCCTGGTTTATTTCAGCACTCAATAAGATTTGCGATGCCTTTGTTAAGCTGGGTGACTTCATCATGAAGTATACGCTTATCGGTTATGTAATTAATGGTATTAAGAAGCTTGTTGCAACAGCTGTTTGGCTTTACGAAAATTGGGATGAAGTCATGGCCTCTTGTGGGCGGTTATGGGACTCTCTTGGGGAGACAATTAATCAATTTTTTGATTGGTTTTCTAATCTCAATTTATTTGAAGTCGGTTCCAATCTAATTACGGGACTGTGGGATGGCATTAAAAGTAAATGGAATGCTATGACACAATGGCTTTCTAGTGCGGTGCAAAAATTAATGAGTTGGATGCCTGATTTTGTCAAAGACAAGTTAGGCTTCAACGTTACAGTAAGCAAAAGCACGACCGAGAGTTTAAAGAATCTCACACAAGAGACAACAACATACGCACAAAAGATTATTCATTCAACTGTTGTTCCAAACATCCCTCCTGAGCAACGTGATTACAGAAATGGAGAATATGTTAACGATGGAAGCAAACAACCTTCCGTAGTGGTATTTCAAGCGCCTGAACCGATTATGCCATATAAGGAACATAATAATAAGCCCACTAATTTTGATGCATCTATTAAAACTGGCGATTTAATCATCAATGGGGGCAACGGCTCTCCACAAGAGATCAGTGCTGCTATCAAAAAAGCTCTTGCAGATCAGGCTAGACAGCAACGTTTAGCGATTAACTCAAGTTTTTCGGATTAAGCGTCATGATATTAGCATTGGGGGATTTTATTTTTTCTGTTCAAACAGCTGCCTATCAAGAACTTGAGATGACTTATGATGTTCCATGGGTAGAACAAGGACGTCTAGGCAGTAAAGCAGCGTTTCAGTTGCCGGCCATTGCCAATGCAGAATATTCTCTATCAGGCGTGATTTATCCGGGTTTTAAGAGAAGTTATGGTCAGTTAAACAGACTACGGAGTATGGCTCATATGGGGCCACATTTGCTGGTCAGTGGAAAAGGCAAAATTTTCGGCAAATTTGTTATTCTTTCCGTAGATGAAAAACAGAGCTTTTTTCGTCTAAACGGTGATCCACGCAAGCAAGAATTCACATTGCAACTGAGAGAATATGGTGGAGATGGAGGCATTTGGTGAGTGATATTTACGTTACCAAAGATGGCGATATGGTTGATGCCATTTGCTGGAGACACTATCCAAAGGGTCAGCAAGCATTGGCTGTTGAGCGTGTTTACACAGCTAATGATGGACTTGCAAATCTCGGACCCATTTTAAAAGCAGGGGTTAAAATTATTTTGCCTTCCCTTCCCTACCCTCAAGCAACACCCGTCATTAAGCTCTGGGGCAGCAAACAATGAAACCTTTCTGCAGAGTGATGTCTAATGGTGAGGATGTCACAAAAGCTTTAATGGATTATGTTCTATCCATTGAAATAACCGATGAAGCAGAAGACAAAAGTGATCGGATCACCATAGAGCTCGATGATCGTGCGCGTATCAGTGATAATGGTTTTTTAGAGATCCCTTTAATTGGAACAGTTCTTTCCATAACGCTTGGCTATGAAGAGGGTAAAGCACGTGACATGGGATCCTATCTGATTGATGAAATATCTGTCAGCAGTCCACCACAAAGTTTAAGTGTGACGGGACGTGCAGCTTCTATGAGCACATCTTATCGAACCCCCAAAAGCCAATCTTATCATCAGACAACACTAGGCAAGATCATTTAAGAAATAGCAACGCGCAATGGCTATATTCCCGAGATTGATCCTTCTCTTGCAAAGATTGTCGTGCGTCACATTGATCAAACGGGTGAAAGCGACATGGCTTTTGCAGCACGTCTTGCTGCAGAATATGACGCTGTGCCAAAACCTATGGATAGCAGACTTGTTCTGGCTAAACGTGGTGAAGGCAAGGCTACCACTGGAGAGATGCTGCCTGTGGTCGCTATTCATGAAAGGATGTGTAGCTCTTGGGATTTTAAATATAGTGCACGTGATGAAGCAGGTGAAGCCCAGGGCTTAACTCCAGGTGAAGGAGATGATCAAAAAGCAGCATCAGCAGCACAAAACCCAGAGACAATTGAAGAGTATGATGAAGAAACATCCATTCATATGGATGAATCCCCTTTGCGTTCATTAGCTCGGTCAGAAAAAACACTTAAAAAGCAAGACAAAGTTGAAAACCAAGAGGAAGAAAAGAAAGGAGGTGTGATAGCAACCTATCATGATTTACGCAGTGGTGAAAAGAAAGAGGTCAAAACCGGTCAGGCGCCTTTTCATGAATTAAAATATACCTACCACAATCAATCAGAAGCCGTTGCTGCTATTGCCGCTTATCGTAATAAATCATCACGGGGTAAAGCCACATTTTCGTGTGATATGGGTGGAGATCCATTCATTCAAACTGAAATGAAGCTTATCCAAGTCCCTCCTTTCCGTCCTTACATTCCAGAACAATGGCGCATTAAAAGTGTCAAACATCGGTTGGATACAGCGGGCGGTTATACAACAAGCATAGAGTGTGAACTGTTTAATGAAGCACAAGAGAATACAGCGCAAAACGTCATAAACACCACACCCGATAAAGACGACACAATAGATGATAACGCCCCGCCTCATGCTTACGATGAAGGTGAAGGTGTTATTCATATGGAAGGGGAAGATACATGACAGAGATTGTAGAAAAATTACTCAATGGTGAATGCAAAGCACGTACACAAGGTCTGGTGAAATCCTTAGCACAAGAGATTGGTTGTGAAGAAGCTGTCGTTGCTGCGATTATTTCTGTGGAGTCAGATGGTAAAGGTTTTGATGATGAACAGCGTGTAAAAGTCCTTTTTGAAAAACATCAGTTTTATAAGAATTTACCCCCTCATAAGCGTAAACAAGCTGTCAAAGAAGATCTTGCGAGAGAGAAGTGGATTAGCCCCAAAGATGGAGGATATAAAGAGCAAAAAACAAACACTCAAGCTTTACAATTACTTATTGCAGCTATGACCATTGATGAAGACGCTGCTTTAAAATCTGCTTCTTATGGTGCTGGTCAAGTTCTTGGAAAAAACTATGGTCTTCTTGGTTGGGACAGTGTTCAAGATTTTGTCACCAGCATGTGTTCATGTGAAGACGAACAAATAAGAGCGATGTTTTCTTTTTTCAAAGTCCGTGGTCTTGCTTCAAGTTTACGAGACAAAGATTTTGATGCCATTGCACGTGCTTACAATGGCAGTGGTATGGTTAAAGAATATGGCCGACGCATGCGTAATGCTTATTGTGCCATCACAAAGAAATCAGCAGAGGTTAGTAATCCTGTTCGTGCCAGTGGTTTACGACTAGGATGTAAAGGCTACCGTATTGAAGCTCTGCAAAAACGTCTCAATGATCTTGGTTATCCTGTTGCCATTGATAGTGATTATGGACCAGATACACGCAGTGCAATCTTTTCTTTTCAAACTGATCATAATTTAGAGGTTGATGGTGTTGTTGGTGCAAAAACTCAAGCAGCGCTTGATGTGGCCACGCCAATGATTAGTCTTCGCCGTTCTGGTGTCAGCATGGCCGATTTGAGAAAAAAGGGTACACACATTATTAAAGATGCAGATAAAACCCAAATGGTGGGGGGTGCTGTTGCTGCCAGTTCAACTCTCATAGGAGCAGAACAAATGGGGGCATTCGATAGTCTTAAACTCTCAATAGGAAAAATGAGTGCTCTTGTCGAACCGCTTGTTCATATTGGTAAAGCAATCTCGGATCATTGGTGGATGGCTGCTATTTTTGTAGGATTGATTATTGTTCTCGTCTCAGATCGTGTCAAAAGAACTTATCTAAAAGCTTACAAGAAAGGCAGAACTATTTAGGAAGCTATTTTAAGAAAAAAGGAGAGCAGCGGATGAAAAGATATTTGGTGATTATAATAACAGCATCCATCGCTTTCTTTATAACTTTAGCAAAGGCATTTCGTCTTGGAAAGAAAGTTGAACAGCACAAACAAACTAAGGAATCTTTAAAAGTAGCTACAACAAGGTTGGAAATAGAAAATGAGATTAATAAGAAACGTGATGATGATGTACGTGCTGCTCTCTCTAACTGGGTGCGCGACAAATAAATACGCTTCCTCTTGTCTTGGATGGTTGCCTATTTATTTAGACAGAAAAGATCTCAATGCAATCAGTCCAAACTTAGCACGAGACATTTTAAAGCATAATGAACACGGTAAACAGTTGTGTGGATGGAAGCATGTTCAGAAAACCTGAATAACTTGCTCTGCATACAAATACAAAACTGGACCTCTCCCCATCTTACAGGGGAAAGGTATGGTTATATTCTTTGCGATTGTGACCGCCTCTGCCTTTGCTTCCCAAAATTGGGAAGCAAAGGCAGAGGCGGTCACAATCGCAAAGAATACCATCTTACTTTAGACATGGCGAAAGAACTTGCTATGGTTGAACGTAATGAAAAGGGTAAACAAGCACGTCAGTATTTTATCGAATGCGAACGGAAAGCAAAACAGCCTTTAGACCTCGTCAGTGCTTTGCAGAATCCTCTCGCAATTAGACAACTGCTTTTGGAAAGCATTACGCAATTGGAAGATTTGAGAACTGAGGTTAAAACACTTAAACCGAAAGCAGAAGCACTTGAAAGTTTAAAACGCTCTGACGGTCTGTTTGCTTTATATGAAGCTGCAAAGATGTTAGATGTACGTCCCACAGATTTTACTAAGCACTTACAGTTCCATAAGTGGGCTTATCGTAATTTTCCGGGTGGGCCTTTGTTACCTTGTCAGGATAAAATCAATAGAGGATTGATGGATTGTGTAATCCACACCATTCAAAAATCAGACGGAACAAAAATGAGCGTTTCCAGTGCAAAAATCACAGTCAAAGGATTGGCATGCCTGAGAGAACAGTTCCAAAAACAGACTCTGCATTAAGGATAAAGATAATGACAACTTCTATCGTAGAAAAAGTGGCGCAGAAATATGATTTATCAGAACAAGAGTTTCGCAAAAAAATCATAAAAAATTGTATCAATTTCAATATTTCTAAGGAAGATTTTGAAGATTTTATTTATCTTGCTGATGGGTATAAATTAAATCCCTTGAGAAAAGAAATATATGCTGTTCCTAAAAGAGGAGGGGGCATTGAAGCGGTTGTCGGTATTAAGGGGTGGTACAAGCTTATACGTTCACAGGATGATTACGATGGAATAGATATTATCTATCAACACGATAACAACGGAAAACTGCATGCTGCTCAATGTATTATATATTTGAAAAGCAAGAAATACCCTATAAAATTTACCGAGTTTTTAGAAGAATGTAGGCGCGATACAGAACATTGGCGAAAATCTTCTTCTCGCATGTTATGTTATAAGGCCATTACACAATGTGCACGTCTTGCCTTTGGTTTTGATGATATCTATGACGAAGACGAGGTCGATTGTATTGATGAAGCTTTTATCAATGAAGTTAATCACAATCCCCAAGATGAGAGAATATCTCATGATTTACTTGCGCAAATCAAAGAATTGATGAAACAAACAAAAACAGAAGAAGAAAAGGTACTCTCTTTTGCAGAAGTCGCAAGCCTCACAGAAATGTCTCATGAGACGGGGCAAATTATTTTAGAAGGTTTGAAAGAAAGACAACGCTTCCAAATGGAAGAAGAGCAACAAGCTTTACCTTCACCAAAACAACCAAACACACCAACTCAACAAGATCTACCAGGGGTGTGACATGGAACAAAGGACGCCAGAGTGGTTTCAAGCTCGTTTAGGTAAAGTTACAGCTTCAAATATTGACAGCATTGTCGGAAAAACAAGTAAAGGTTCACCGACAAGTAAATATGACGAGTACAAAAATAAACTTATCAGAGAACGTTTAGAAGATGAAATAATACCATCTTATGAAACGCCAGCCATGCGATGGGGGCGTAAATATGAAGATGAGGCAATTAAAAAATACAGTCTTAGACGTTTGGTTACTGTCACACGGTGTGGGTTTATTCCTCACCCGACAATTGAAATGGCAGGGGCTAGTCCTGATGGTCTCATTGGAGATGATGGCCTCATAGAAGTCAAATGTCCTCAACCGGCAACGCATATGTTTTTTTTGCGACATGGCAAAATCAAACCTGAATATATCTTGCAAATGCAATTTCAAATGGCTTGCACAGGGCGAAAATGGTGTGATTTTGTCAGTTATGATCCTTTGCTCAAAAAAAAATTAATTGGCTTTCGTTTAAAGATTCAACGCGTTCAACGTGATGATGAGCAGATTGAACGTATCAATAAAGCTGTCGAAACTTTTTTAGAAGAAATAGAACAAGAAACCCGAATCTTTACACAAGCTGCTTAAACCCCATAGGGGGCGCTGTTCGTTCCTCACACTTCCTCCCAACCAGCGCCCCCACCAATTTATTTAATATAAAAAGAAAGGTAATGAGATGATATTTGATGATGGCGATAGATACGTTACGACACGTGAATGTGCGCAGCTTTTTAGCGTATCGACAACAACGATTCGCAATTGGGTGACACGAGGATTGTTTCCCAAACCATATAAGCTGGGTAAATCAGTAAGATGGAGAAAAAAAGAAATCTTGGCATTTATTCCAAAGGAAATAAGCTGCAAATAACAACAATTTAGATAAAATTGTATAAACTTTAAAGGGTGGACTAAAAGGTGGACTAAAAATTATCTAATTAAGTAAAAATCTATATATTTCAACACGCTAAAGATAAAAACTGGTGCCGCATGCCGGATTCGAACCAGCGACCCCATCATTACGAATGATGTGCTCTACCAACTGAGCTAATGCGGCATAGATTTATTCATTAATCATTAAAATCAGTTCAAGGGTAATAACCAAAAGTATGCGCAAAAGCAAGTATGCAAATTTTTACAAGAACTCGCAAGACTCAACCATTACTGAGATTGGAAAAGGAGATTTACAGGAATTAATAATAAAGCCGTATCTTTTGCTTTTGGTAGTATGAAACACAAACAAACTATTTTACTCATTTTACAATTACACACCACTTTGAAGAATATAAAGAGAGATTATGCTTTTAAAGTGGCAAAATGA